CCACTCATAGGCCCAGTCTGCGCCTTGCTGAAACGTTTCATGTTTTTCAGTGTCTACACCGCAGAACCCTGGATCACTCACTTGATAGTTGGCCGAAGCCTCATCCCTGGCCTTTTTAAACTCTTCACTCACAGCGAATACCCCACAAAAATCCCTAGGCTTATCCATCAAAACATATCCAAAAGCATATCAATGCGCTGGTGCAGATCAGCTCTTAATGAATCGGTCAGATCACGTTTAAAACTGTACTTCTCAGAGCGGTAAATCATGATCTCATCCATTAGCTTTCTTTTCTCTCTTTCAAGGCGATCAATCTTGTCTGAAAGATCCTTAATCATCATGGCCTCACTTTGAGAGATTCCCTCATCTGAAAACCACATATCTACTGTTTTAAACAGCTCATCTTTTGTTTTAGACATAGCTCTACTAACTCCCCTACCCTATCCGGGCAGCGCAGGCGGCATAATTGCCGTTTAAATCTAAAGCTCACGCGCCACGTTTTTATCGGGTGGTAAGTCCGCTTTTACATTTGCTTTAGATGACTGGGTAATATAGCCCAGCCTCGATGTTTTTCTTTGAATCCACCGCTAGTGCTCCCTCGATCAATGGTGTGTCACTGCTGATATCAGGCCCCTACAACCCGATCTCCCCATGATGTCTTCTTTCACAGCTATGAATTACTGGCGTTTTTTTTTGCCGATATTCGCCCAGGTTTACGAGTTTTTGGCTACTCCGCCCTCGACCAATGTTGACAACCGAGATGTAAGTGGATACTTATAGACCTGGGTTGTTTTTTGGTACAAAGAACCTATATGGGAAAGCCCCGGTGAGCAAGTCATTGGGGCTTTTTTTTTGTCTAGATCAATCCGTTCTGCCGTAAACCCTTAAAAGACAAGGGCTCATTGTGAGTGACTTGCAGCTTAATGATCTGCCGCAAGTTAGATAGTGAATTATTTGCAATAGCGTTTACTAGATACCAATACTCTATGGAATCATCCTCTTGATGTGGGATCAGGCTTAACGCTATGCCGCAGATCTCTGCGTGTTTAGGGCCTAGGACTTTAAAGATATCGGCGTAGGTTTTGTTGGGTTTCATGGCTTAATCTCCCCGGTATATGCTGGTGATCTGGCCTGTGTCGCAATCCACATCAATCGAGTAGTAATAGCACCAGTCATAGGTATTCACATTGAACTGATCAAACTGGTAATTGTTAGAGCAATAGCTGCCAGACTCATAAACGCTTGGAGCTATGGTAGCCATAATCGGATGATCCGAACGCAAGTCACCTACCCGGATCTGAGACAACTGAGAAGCTATTGAGCTGTTGCACTTTTCTACTGAGGCACCGTTTTTACTAGAGGTCTGTGGAGCACAATTAGCCAGAGCTAGCGTGAGCAATATTATTATGTATCTCATTGGCCAGCCCTCGTGTAGTAAACAGGCATAGCATATTGACCTGGCGGCATAGACCATTCTTTGACATTCCAATTAATGACATCATCACCATAGCCATCCACTGCGATAAAGCCACCGCCGATAGTCACATCTTGAATGCCCTCTTTCCATGGGCAGCCATCTACATCTGTCGGGCCTGTAAATCCGGTTTCAACTAAGTAGTTAGGGAAAGTCACTCCCCCTTGGCCCTCAACCGGGTTGTCAACACCATCTAAGTTCAAAAGCCCAGTCTCATTGCAAATAGAACGGCTGTAGGTACAGTCGGCATTGATGGTCAAAGTATCGGTGAATCCACCTATATCACCCTCCCAAGTGCCCACCATAAAGTGGCCTAAACACTCCCCTTGAGGCTCTAATTGTGCTGGGTCATCCACTGGTGGCGCTATGGCCTCCACTTGCTCCACAGCTGGCTTACAGCCGATTAAAAATAAAATGCTGAAAACTAACGTAACGCACCTCATCAGATTTTCTCTACTAAATGGCATACGTACTCCCCTTACAAAGTGTTTAAAAAATCCCAAACTACTGATTCCAAAGCCTCATCGTTTTCAGGCGTTTTCTCGGTGAATACTGGCAGCTCTACCTCGCCTTTATCGGTTTCAATCATCAAAGAAAGGCCATCATGGTAAGCGCCTAGAATCTCATCAGCGCCATACTCGGTGTAGATAATGCTTTTAGCCGTTTCTACTAAACCATTTAAATCCATCTCATCTCCCTTAAACCTGTATATCCAGCAAAAAACTCAAGCTTTGGCCATACTTCGCCTCAAGCTTCGCAATGACAAATCCACAATCCTCAGCAAAATCCAGTGTCTCAGTCGCCTCATCGTAAGTCGGCAGGCCCTTGCAAATGTCGATAAACTCTTTGGCTATCGCAGCCATATTTAAATTTCCCATACGCACCTCTCACAAAAACATGGCATAATTGCCATAGTTTTAGTGTAAGCATTACAACGCACCATGTAAATAGGTGGGCGTGAAAAGTGCTGTATTGCCTCTAGATTCGTCCCCGCTGTATCAATTAGAGATTGACGAGGCCCTGCAACCGCGTAACATTAGAGCATCTTTGAGATACATCCGACCGGAGAGTAATCCACAAATTCCTTTTCGGTGCTCAAATGCTCACTAAAAGATCTCTGCTTGCAGGGATCTTTTTTTTTGGGTAAACCCTTTTTGAGCAACAATTTGAAAGGATGTACCTATGCACCAATCCGATACAGTCGGGGAGCTTGCTGGCGCTTTAGCCAAAGCACAAGCCACCTTTGCAAAGCTAACTAAAGACAAAGTTGCAGATGCTGGCACCTACAGCTACCGCTACATAGACCTATCAACAGTCATTGAACATACTAAAAAAGGCCTCTGTGAGAATGGTCTAGCCATTACACAAGCCGTAGATGTATCTGACGGCCAAACCATACTTGTTACCACCTTAATACATTCATCCGGGGAGTGGATGAAAAGCCAATACCCACTACCAAGCCCGACTCAGGTCAAACCACAAGCATTTGGCTCTGCCATCAGCTACGCTAGACGCTATAGCCTGCAGTCCATGCTTAATGTAATGGCTGATGAGGATGATGATGGGGCAAAAGCTCAAAATACCGCCTCACAGCCTCGTCCTGAGCCGCAGGCGCAAAGGCCGCCCAATCATGCCCCTGGCGCTGAAAACGCCTCAGGCGGGCTTGCAGACTTCGTAATCCCTAAAGGCAGGCTTGAGGGGAAAGCGCTTAAGGATTGCTCTTATTCCGAGATTAAAGAGTCAGTCGACTTCTTCACAGCAAATGGCACTAAAACTCCCCGCGGCTGGCCTAAAAAAGTGGTAGAGTACTTCGAAACCATCAAAGATCAAAACCAGGCCTCATATGGTGAGCCGCCACCACCAGATTGGGCTGAAGAAATTCCGTTCTAAGGGGAGATGATGAAAAAGCTTGAGCTTACTTGGGAAACTGACTTCGGCGATGATACTGTGGAAACCCATGCCATTGACCTTGATAAAGCCAATCTAGTCATAGACGGCAAAACAGTAGGCTCCATGGCCCAATTCGTCGCCGATGTCATCGGCCTTATGGCTCAGCTTGAAAACCTAAACGAAGCCATCATTCAGCAAAGAAAGAGCCAAGATCAGCAGCAACATTCGAATCTGATAGTGAAACCTTAACGCCCAGCACATCTGCCAGCGCCAGCGCAAGCTTTAGGCTTGGAGTATTCTCTAGCTCAAATACCCGATAAAGCGTTTTTGGCTGCACGCCTATATCTTGAGCCGTCTTGTAAAGCCCACGCTCCCTTGTCAGCCTCTCAAGATGCTTGATAAACGCCTCATAATTGTCTTTCGTCAATTCCATGGCTTGTATTATATGGCATTTACGTCATACTTTAAAGCATGGAGTCAAAAAAATTACTATTTAAAGCTGATATTGATGTGATTAAGCATACATCAAAGAAGAATCGCAAAACGATACGCTACAACCCTAAGACCAGAAAGCCTTTCATCGCCACAGACACCTCTGAGGATAACCACCTAAAAGTGCTCGAGGTGAAGCTTTTAAAGGCCAGGGCTCAAAATGGGCTTAAAAAACCACTCGATTGTGAGATGAGAGCTAAGTTTTTATTCCATTATCCCGATAGAGTCCTTAGGACACGTAAAGACGGCTCAGCAGTCACACAAAGGGCTAAACGTCTTATTGACTTGTCTAATCTCATTCAAGGCGTCGAGGATGCGCTCCAGGTAGCCGGGGTCATCCTCGACGACCTCCTTATTGAAAGCTATGATGGTACAAGACGCATCTACGGAGAGAGATCAATGCCTGCCATCGAGATTGAACTTTATGAACTTTGACTCGATACTGCTTACAGTCTTTGGCTTTATCACCACAGGCCTACTAGGTGTCATCTGGTGGGTCATGCAACAATACTACCAAGAGGATAAGAAGTGGAAAGGCTCATCCGACAATAGGCTTAGGCGCATTGCTCAAAAAATTGATGAGCTAGATCTTGAGGTAAAATCCTTTAAAACCATCACCACTCAAAAATTAGAAGTCACAGCCACTAAAAACCTTTCCCAATACAAGCTAGTAAAAGAAGAAATAGCCCTACAAGCTGATAAGCACCAACACGCAATCGAGATGCTGCAAATGGAGCTTGAACGATCAGGCGTAAAAGCTAACCATGGAAAAATTGTGCTTTTAGAAAAGAAACTAGGCGTAATCTACAATGCGCTGATCAAGGTCAAAGGGTCACAGTAAGCGTAAACGCCACACCACCTAAAAAGCCAATAAGAAGCTCAGTCCACCAATGGGGCTTAGCCTTTTTAGACTTTTCTAACTCAGTTTCTAAATGAGCTATCTGCTGCATGTAGTTTATTTGTAGATCCTGAGCCTCTGTATAGTCGCGATATCTTGATTCTTTGACCAACACTCCCCTGTGAGGGGCCTTTTGGCCAAACTTCAATATCAAGTCTGCATCATCACTTATTGCGTGACTCGTACCGCTCATTGTTACGAGCAACAAGCTCATCAAGACTTGTATCGTCAATTTCTTCACGTCTTATCCTCTTTTGCTCTTTCAATTTTAAAATGTTCTTAGAAAACTCAGCCTCTTGCCGCTTTTCCTTTTCACGCTTGTAAGCTATCCACATCACACCGCCACCAAAAATGGCGGCAAGTAAAGTTTTAATCAGATCGCCAAGGTCACTCACCTAATACCTCTTTGATCTGTTCTTTTTTGTAGCCTGCTTTTTTAAGCCGCTCGATCACCTGCTTGCGGTATTTAGGCACATCAATGATGTTTTTAATCTCTACATCTACGCCAGCTTGCTTTAAACGCTCATAAGTATCCATCAAGCGCCTATCACTGGGCTTGCCGGGGAAAGCTGATCTTGCCATTTTATAAGGCAATTGATCTACATTGCTATCGGGCATCCCACTAAACCAGAGGTTAACTTTCGAGCCTTTAGGTATCAGCTCCGCATAGTCATCTTTGCCAATTAGGTCACTGGCTGTGTTGATCTCAACACTTTTGCCAACACTATTAAGCCTCTTAAGCCAATCTTTTGACCATTTAAATTTGTCATCCATCCAGGCAAAGGCATCTAAAAACCCACTCTCAGGCCCAGCAATCACATCAGGATCACCCATCACACCAGTCTTGAGCGGATTATAGTTGGCACTCATTACCGCAAAACCACCTACATCTTTATCATAAACATAAGGCATATCCTCTGCGCCTTGCTCCATTAACTTGCGTAGCTCTTTCATTTTTTCAGGCTTTCTTAAAAAAGTCCTTTCTATCATCACTCTTTGATCATCATTAAAAACTTGATTTTGCATAACAAAATCCTCAGCCTCATCATAGGCCTTTTCTCTAGCCATTCGAGCCTGCTTTTCTGCGGTTTTCTCTTGAATCTCCCCGCGTATTCTTTGCAGATCCTCTTGAGTGGTAGGCTTAAACTTTCTAGACTTTCTAAGCTTATCCAGCTTTTTAAGCTCAGCAGGCGTGACCTCTTGACCTAAGCCAATGTCATAAAGCCCTTGTGGCTCTGCCGCAGCTCTTTTGCCAAGTGGCTTGAATCTCTCAGAGGCCTCAATGACTTGGCCCATTGGTCTCACCTCTTGAGCCTCATCTAAAATGCGGCCTTGGAATCCCTCTCTGAATTGAGCGGCCTCAGCTTTTTCTGCGGCTTGCCTGCGCAGTTCTTTTCTAGCCTCTAAAAGCTCTCTACCGCTAGCGCGTCTGCCACCGGCCTTTAGCTCCGCTCGAACATACTCCTCAGCAAATTGAGGCTCGACTTTTAAATTCTTTTCGACAATATCTGGGAAAACTGCGCTTTGATAGACATCCTCATAAACCGGCAGGCCACCTTGTCTTAAACCTAATACTGGCGCAGCCTCTCCCTCTACTGTTGGCCGCTTGCCAAAGGCTCTAAACTTACTGGCAGCCTCAATGACTTTCTTTCGCTGCCTGCGGCTGGTCTCCACCCACTGATTCTTTTTAGAATCAAAACGCATGTTGATGGTTTCCTCAGGGCCTTTGAGCGTTACTTTTTTGATCTCTTTTGGCACTCGATCTTTGAAACGCTTTAAAACATTGTAAGCGCCGCCCAAATAATCGACATCAGAATAAGGCGCAATGTCTAAAGTGGCCTTTAGCCCTCTACTTGTGCGCTCTACCTGGATGTCTGTTGCAAAGCCGCCAAATGGTTTACTCAGTTCACTTCTCATATCCTCAAGATATTGATCAGTCTTTTTGATGGCTTTTAATTGCTCTTTTTTTGATCTAGCCTCAGCCGCCTCTTTTAGTTTCTCAGTCTGTCGGCGAATTCTCTCAGGCGTTTTCTCACTAAAAGGTAATACCGTTTCTTCTTGCACAGATCTGCGCAATATTGTGCCTGCATCCTCTGCACGCTCTTTAGCTAGCTTGGTCGGGAATTGCAGCACGTTATCCACTTTCTTCACAGTGCCAGCCATGCCAGGCACCACACCTGCTTTTGCAGCCCCTATCCCAGGAATACCAGGCTCAAGCATTGATAAAGCTATAGCACTTGCTGTGCGGCCTATGCCCTCTTTCATGCCCTGTCGCTCTAGAATCTGTTCATATGATGGGGATAGAGCAGGGTCTCTTAAAAAACGAGACTTTGCCATCCTAATTCCACCTAGAGGATCACCCTCTAGGGTCCGGTCTAAAAAACTACGAAAAGGCCCTCCAATACCACTTTCTAGCATCTCAAGTGGGGCCTCCCCGGATCCATACTGACGGCCGGTGTCTCGATATTGGCCCCCACCCATCATGGGCTGAGCCTCCATCAATCCGCGCTTTTTAAGCTCACTGGTCGATTGCTCAAACTCAGGATCCGCAATTTTTTCAGCATGGATAAGCTCACCATGCCTATTTAAGTGAGCAAGCACCTTTGCCTTAGTCATCGGATCTAGCATCTCATTGCGAGTCACATCCTCTCTAATTCTTGGGATATCCTCAGGCGCTACATCTACAGGCTGACCAGCTATGAAACCAGCAATGTAAGTGGCTCTAAAATCCCTTACCAAGTCATCTTTAATGGCATTCGGCAGATCCAGCTTTTTGATCTTTTGAACTGTTGGAATGCCTTTAATAGATAAAACACCATCAAGCATTCTTTTAGTCATCGCAGGGCCATACTTATCGACCATTAAGCCCATAATGGATCCTGCAATGATGCCAACAGGGCCACCCATAATGGCCCCAACAGCGCCACCCATTCCTGTGCGGCCTGTAAACACATCACCAACACCCATGCCTAGAAACTGCCAAGCGTTGACGTTTCTTGAGCCTCTGATGAAGTCTCGTGAAAAAGCCTCTTGCATCTGTAGTGAGCTGATCAACTCTAAAAAATCTTGATCGCCCATTTGAGTGAGCTTTTCAAATTCCTGCCTAAGGGTCATACCCTCGCCACGCTTGCCACTGTTTAAAACAGTCATGGCTCTAGATAGCTTTTGCTCTGAGCTGGTTTCTCTAAATGTTTTCACCATCTCAACTGCTGCCTCAGCATTGGCTTTTCTGGCAGTAGCAGCTGCAAGCTCTTGTGACTCCCTGGACTTGTTTTTAGCCCTTTGAATCATCACCTGCTTTTGGAGATCATGCCTGTTTTCAAGCTCAGCCAAGCGATCTTTTGCTTTTTGAAAATCCTCGTATGAATCAAGGTTTCGATAAAATTCTTCTTTTCCCTCAAGCGTTGATAGTTTTTTTAGCTCATTTTTAGTCTTGATGTAATCCTCTACATCCTCAGTAAGATCTACGCCAGTTCTAGCCCCAAGCTCCCTTAAGGCCATGCGCTTATCATTGTTAACAGCCTTATCAATGCTGTTTAGCGAGCTTGCAATGCGCCTAGACTTACCAAAATACTGCCTAGCCTCAGAAAGAGCTGCCGCATCCTCGGCGACTTGAGCCATCACCTCAGCATAACCAGGGCTTGCCTCTTTTAAAGACTTATCAAGATACCTACGCACGTTTTTGGCAGCATTTACATCAGGTCTAGAGAATTTACCAAACTCTCCCTCGCCCCAATCTATATAATTATCAAGCTGCTTTATGTATCTTTTGGCATCGTATGGTGTGAGCTTGCCGCCAAAGCTTGCAATATCATCTTGCAAAGCTTTTATCTGTAAAGCTATAGGCCTTGCCTCACCAGCCTCAGGAATACCAGCTAGAAAATCTTCTTTCAAAACCTCTTTGCCAGGCTTTTTAATTCTTAAACCATCAAGAGCATCATCTAAAATAGTGGCAGCACCCTCTATGTTAATTTCTTGGCCCTTAAGCTCTTTTTGCAATACCTGCATGGCCTCATCAGAGCCCTTAACCACTTGAGTCTTAAGGCGATCTAGTGAGGTCTCTATGGTGTCTTGTAGATATAGAGGTGGTGCTACTTTGTTTAGCTGATCATATGACGTTTTGTATTCTCTATCTAAAGTGGTTTTGGCCTCTTGAAAGGCCTTTTTAATGGCATTATCCTCATCTTTTAAATCTGATACTATTCGAGCCTCAGCCCGCCTGACTCTTTCTTGAGCCTCTTTAAAGCTGATCTCAGCCTCATCAAGCTCTTTTCTGATCGGGTTTACAATGTCATCAATAGCATTTTTTACAGCCTGAAAATCTTGAGCCTTTGTGATCAACTCTGGGTTTTCCAGATATTCTTTGATTTTAGCTTCTTCGACACCAAAGCCAGCTGATAAGAATTTCTTACCCGCCCAGCCACTAGCATCCATAAACTTTTTGCCTGCATAAACGGCAGGCTTAACAGCAGCACCCACAGCCTTTAGTGCCGGAGGTACAGCGGCGGCAAAAGCACCACCGGTCATAATCTGCTGTAATTTGTCTTGCTCAATAACTTGGCCAGTCTCAGGATCCACATAATCAGGATTGTAAAGAGCACTTTCTGCAGCTCCCAAAGTACCCATGCCAGCTATACGCTGAGACATAGGGCCTTTCATCAAGCTACCCTCTGCAAGTCTGCCTGCAGTCTGCAGGCCCTTACCAGCTTTAGCTCCCTTAGCAATTCTGGCAGCCCTGGCAAGCTTTGACACCGCTTGAGCGCCCTTAGCCGCACCCGCACCGGGAATGGCAAAGCCCGCAAGCTCACCGCCTAAAGCATATCCTGGGGCCTTTGCTTGAGTTTCAGCCAAGCTTTGGCGGTAGCCTCCGAGTCTTTCTTCATAAGGCGCAGCCTCGCCTAAATCCTCACCTGTTACCGCCTCGTATATGGCTTGGCTCACAGGCTCAGTGGCTGCTTGTATCTCTGGCAGGTAACCAAAGGTGGCCGACTCCCCGAATCCACTCACAGCGGCCTCAGCTTTCTCACCAGCACTTGGGCCACGCTCAGCATCTAATTGCTCTTGGGCTCTTTTGGCTGCCACTTGCTCACGTAATCTTTTAAGCTTTACTTGCTCACGTAACTGAGCCAACTGGTCGTTTTCTTGATTCTGATCAGCCATTTCCCGTCCTATTCGTTAAGCTCAGCTTCTAGCTCTTTTCGAGACATTGCATTGATGTCTTTGAGTGGCTTACCGCCCACAGCAGCCTTTGCTCTTTCTAGCTCCAAAAGTGAATTACCATCTTTATAGGCCTGCATGTAAGCCTCTTGAGATCCATCCTCGTAGCCAGGTACTTCATATGGACTCATGCCAAAACTTTGTAGCCGCCGGTCCATTTCTTCACCCATCTTTTGTAGCTTTGTGAGCTGCATCTCTTTGGAATCTGACCAGCTGGGCACAAGTCGTCTAAAGTTGGCCGCTTCTTCTTTGTTGATAGCGCCACCAGATTGCATCCGGCCAATGGCCTCATTCCACCTGTTAGCAGCAAATGTAAATGGATTATCGCCTATCATTGTGAACGTATTGTAACCCTCAGCAAAAGCTTTTGACATATCCTTAAGAGCTGCCTTGCCCATAATAATATTATCAAGACGCTTTCTTTCCTCGGCTCCGAGCTTTTCTATTTTTTGCTGGTAGCCCGCAGGCTGTGCGCCGGCATCTTTTTTCTTAGCCTCAGCCATAGCTTTTTGAGCCTGTGCAGCCCTTAGGCGTCTTTGACTCTCAGTCTCAATGCTTTTTAAGCGGTACTCTTTTTCCCACTTTTCTTCTTCGCCACGCTCTTTAGCTAGTTGCGCCTCTGCCGCTTGACGCTTTTCTTCGGCCGCTTTCGTTTCCATGGCCTCTTTTTCTCGGCCAGCTCTTAGCTCTTTTAATCCAGCCATTCCGGCCTCAGCACCAATGGCACCACCCTCATAGCCACCAAAGGCTGCACCGATTAAGGTGGGCAATGTCGTAAGCGCCACATCTGAGCCATACTTATCCCAGAATCCTGGCTTTTCTTCTTTTTGAGGCTCAGGTGCTGCCGGTGGTGGGGCGGTAGGTGACTTAGTTTTTTGAATGTTCTTAGCTACATCAGATAGGCCCATAGCCTTTTTTTCTTTTCTTTCCATCGGACCAGCACCTTTAGGCATATCCATCATCCTAGCCATTATTTCTTACCTCCGCCCTGCCTGCCGGCTGCTGCCGCGTATTCCTTAGCCGCTGCTGCACTGGCTGCACTTGATCTCTCAGCCACACCAAGACCAGCCTCCCCGAACATGGCAGTAAGCCTGCCCATGATCTCTCTACGCTTTTGCTCTTGGTTATATTTCTGCCGCTCTAGCTCACCTGCCTCAGTAGCACCTAGACTTTGTTCATATTGGCCAAGGGATTGCTGCTTTTGAGCTACGTTTTGCAAAAACATATCCCGCTCTGCAGCCTGCCTTTGCTGTTGTTGTTGCTGCATTAGGCCCATTTGCTGGCCCATGGCCACGCCACCGGCAACACCTGCCCCAGCTTGGGCTCCACGCAATTGGCGCTGTTGCATTTGCTCAGCCCTGGAAAGACCTGAAAGCCTAGCCTCTCTGGCTTTTTGAAACGCCTCAGCTCCAAAGCCCTCTTGAGCCTGCTGTTGGCGCTGGGCAAGAATATCCGACATGGCCCCTGATCTGCCTTGCTCAACCCGGCCTAGAGCGCCCTCACCAAATAGCTGCTGGCCTCTTTGCTCCCCTCTTAACATATCAAGTTCACGCTGAGTGCGACTTAGCTCCGATTGCTGGGCCTGCTTTTGAATCTCAGGATCCTGCACGACGCGCGTCTCTGTTTTGTAATCATACTTGGGTTGCCCAGTGTACGGATCTCTGCCTGTCTGGACTAGCTGCCGCTCTTGCACCTCTTTGGTGCCAAGGCCCTTTATCTGCTTCTTAAGTTGGGCCTCTCTGGACTTGTAGGGATCAGGTTTCGTTACTTTAGCCATTTGCCCGGCAGGATTATATGCCATCTTTCAAACCCTTTGTTAGATCATTGAGCCATACATCAAATTCGCCATTTTGATATATTCTCTTTCGTCGTTTCTTCTCATCTTTTAAATCTTTTGGCTGATTCTTGCTGTAAGTCTGGCTTATCACACAAGACACATTGCCTACGGAATAGGTGAGGCCCCTTAAAAGCATTCGTTTTCTATAAGATGGCCTAAACCAGATTCCCCTCACTACCAATACGCTATCAAAAAAGTAGTAATACAGCATAAAACCTATTACCTTTTTGCCACATATCGCTAGCCTTAATTTACAATGCTCCTCTAGCAAATACCAATACAATAAGGCCTCAAGCTCAGAGCACTCCGTTTCTGTGCCATCGGCTTGCTTATAGGTAAAATACCGATTCTTATCCTCTCGATGTACTTCAAACCAGTAGTCGTTAAGAGCAAAGAGCATGGCCGTTTTATCGCGGCTCTCATCATAATCTCTGTACTCTACCTTAAGAAAACTATCGTCACCGTCACCGGATTTACGTGATAGTTTTTCATCGACACCTGATCTAAAGTCCATTCAGCATCACCATCCACCACCAAGTGAGCTCCCTCACCACCTCTAACAATAATGCGTTGCGTAGGGATACGTTCTCTCAATTGGTTTCTAAAGCTTTTTTCTTCGCCTGAGGCAAAGGTCACATCAGCCTCTACCCAGCCCTCGAAGTTATCTGCAAATGAAAGCTTGCTCAATCCTGTAGATAAGGTTTTTAGAGTGATCTGCAAGTCAGTCTCAAGATAGGTATAGACATCCTCAATGCTGCCTAGATACCGCCTGAATTGCCGAAAGATAGGGAATCTCATTACTCTTTAATCATCGTCCTATATGGTGCGTTAAGTTCTAGCTCCCAGCCAGTTACATCCACGTTTTGAAGCGGCTCATTGTTATCAATAACAAAACGAATAGCTTTGGCCTTAATGGGGCCAATCTTGTGCTTTCTATTTGGGTCTGTTACATCGCCATAAGGACTAACACCGTAGGCACTAACCCCATATCCAAAGCCATTATCAGTAAAATCAATGTCGAATTGGCCAATGACCGAATCATCTAGAAAATCCTTTTCTATGGAGATATTGACTAAATACTGATTAAAGTCCGTATCCTCAGAGCCAAAGAGCTTAAACCGATTGTACTTTTTAAACACCGATGGCTCGTTTAGGTGATACCAAGCACTTGAGTAGCTGAAAAAAGTGGGCTCGGTGTCATCATTGTAATCCCAAGCATCTCCCCGATTGTTTTGGCTGTAGAGATAATTGGCAATCCGGCCAAAAGCTACGCTGTTACGCTTTTCAGAGAAAAATAGCCGGTCATTAAAGATCACAGCACCGGCGGCCATATTCATATTATCCCATTTTAGCCAGGCACCTCGATAATAATCCTGAGTAACCACCACACTAAAATCATTAGCATAATTAGCGCCAGCAAGTTGGGATTCTGCGGGAATGAATACAATATATTGCTCTTTTTCTCGGTGGTTTACAGCTATGGCACGCTTTAGGATCGGCACAAGCTCAGGATCATCTACAGTTGATGATATATCAAAAAGAGGCTCAACGCGAGTAGAGATCTCTTTTGGCAGCTGCCCTGACACTAAGCTATACACTCCCCGATCTGATAAAAAGTAAAGCTGGCCCCTTACCTCTTGTATTGTTCCATGTGAAGCACAGCCCACATCTTTGGTAATCGTTTCCACTCGGATCAATAGATTGGGGATATCTCCGGTGATAATGTGGATAGCTCGCCTTTCAAAAACTGCCATCACTTCATTGTTTTGCTTTAAGCCTGTGATCTTATCCCCATTGGGGCTTTGCAGTCTTAGGTTTCCAATGGCCAGGTAAAAGCTCTCAGGCTTTCCAACATCCGAAAAGTAAGCAAGGTTTGGGTTATCAAGATTGCCAGAGATAAACAGCTGGTTATTGTAGCTGGCAATGTACCTGCCCTTAGGCGGCAGATCATTTGAGAATATCGGAATCAAAAGCTCAATGCCTAAATTAGCGTCTGCAACATTGTCATTGTAGACCTGAGTGGTCGTAAAAGAGTCGTTTGGAATCTCAGCTACTAGAAAGTGGGTTGAGCCACTGTTAGCCGTTCTAAAAATCCCTATTCGCAGGTTGTTTGATATAACAGCATTATCAGCAACAGTAACAGCAGCGCCCGCCACGGTAATCGTGCCGACACCTGTTGCGGTGACTTCTCTTTCGACATAATCTCCACTCACTGAATCAAAGAAATAAGCGGTATCACCGACTTTCATCGTATGGTTACCGCCAGAGCCATCATCTACCGTAATGGTGTTCACTGGCCCTTGCGCGCCCGCAACTATAGCACAATTGGTGTTGAATCCGCTAGAGGCTTGGATGTTACTAACTGTTACATCTATGGATTGGTTAGTGGATACTAGTGAGCCGGAGGTATCAGATCCGTTACCCTCTGCAATATTTCCGGCGGCATCAAACTGATAATAAGCAAGGCGATAAGTATAAGTACCATTAGGGTTACCAGCGCCACTAAGAGCCGCAGTAGGCTGTGCAGGCTTCGGTAGGCCTGCCTTATAAGCGTTTTGGCCGTCATACTTAATGACTTCATCATATCCATTTGAAAAGTAGATCACATTGTTAAGCTGCACCCAAGACGTATTTTCAAAGTCTGCATCATCTTTGAAAGTCACATTGCCCGGTAAAAGGCTTGCCAGAGGCTGGTTAGCGTCATTCCAACAATGGTTAGACAAGGTGTGATCGCCCTCAGCTAAATTGATGCCTCGGGCTAGCTCTAAAAAAGCGGCAGGGGATGCGGTGTCGCCTACAATGGTGGCACTAAAATTGGCCAATGCATCTATTGCTGTTTTAAGGTCTGAAAGTGTTACCGGAGTTGCCTCATCTATCCCCTTGCCCAGAGAAAAGTCTAAAACGAGAGTGGTATTTTCTACGATCTGGCACTTGTATTCATCAGCACTAGGATCAAAGAATAACTCTAAAACCACTGAAAGCTCAGCGCCTGAATAGCTTAACGTAATTGTGTTTTCTTGTAAGACCTCAAGCTTTTCAGAGATCGCTATGAGAATCTCTTGCTCTGCGGCTGTTGTAGGATCAATTCTGTTATACACAGCCAGACCAGCGCCGCCAGACTCGCAAGCAGTACCGCGATAACCAACACGCTTAGAGATATTGCCGTTTTTCCGGTATTCAGCATTGAGCATATCAGATGCAAATTGCGGCTCCCTGACAATATCTGAGCTTTTAAGATCAAGCCCAAAGTGGTTTACAAATTGCTTTACAAGATTGGCCACCTAAAACGCCACCCATAAGTCATCATCATCAATGAACTGCGTATCATCTATGGCAATGTGTTTTACATCATCATCCACTTGAGCAAATACGCCAACAAGCTCATCACGCATTGAAAGCAGCTCTTGCGAGCCCTCACCACTATCCGCACTAGAATCACGCTTAAAAGCTTTCCAATTAGAATATTGAATCAAATACCGCTCACAGGTGTCAGGCAGATCTGAGACATTAGTGGCATTGTAGCCTCTCACCACATAAAAGCCATTTTCAGCCGTCTCGCCCTCACGGTAAGTAAAGCCACTTTCTACCGTCACCACACCAGTATTAGGATCAATGTCGGTAAACTCAATGCGGCTCATGGTTTGAACGCCCTTGCGATCAACTATGCACATATAGGCATCTTTTAAAAGCTCATCACGCTGAAAGTCAGATGTGGTGTCCAAAGTCAAACTTGTGATCTGCCTGGTATTTGTATCAAGCGTGATGGCCGATATCTGCGCTCTACGCACGTCAAGCTCAGGCAGCTTTCTCACATAGTTAATTGTGAGCCCATTAGCCACAAATGACCTTGGGATGGGGCTCAGCAAAATCTCCCCGGTGCGCCTGATGTAAAGTGCTGGCACGTTAGAGCGATCAAAGATCCTTTCTGTCAGCGTGCCTGATCTTAAGCGCCTATTATCCCGGCTCTTACCTGTGTCTGAATACCAGACATTGGTGATCCGGTTATCAAGAAAGATGTCATCGGGTAGAGCATAGGCCTCTTGGCCACTTACCACATCTTGCAGGTCCTCAGCAATGAACACATTTTGATGCTGCCGGGCTATGGCTGATTGCATATCCTTTTGAGCGTCATTGAGAAAGTCTACAAATTCTTGATCCTGAATGCCTGTAGTCTCTGTGAATTCCTCATTCTCAGTCTCACGCCTAACTCTCTCAATTTGCAGCTCTACTCTTTGCATATCTCTACCTTAAAGCCGCGCCAAAGCCGCTCATCATCTGGCCTATGGCTTGCTGTGAGCCTTGCTGCAATTGTTGAGCTGCGGCCTTTTTCATCTCAGCCTCTTTACCCAAGGCTTGTAAAACTCGCTGCCTGCGGGCTTGCTCAGCCTGCGCTTTGCTTGAAAGTAAGCCGCCAACTAACTGGCCGCCTGCCGTGATTCCTGCACTAATAGGATCAACCATACTACTCCCCTTTTCTTATCCAATGTTAAGCTGCCACCTACCAATAAAGTCAGTGCCATCATAATCAAGGTAAACCACATCAACCCAAGAGTTTTCACTGTATTGGCTGGGCTCTTCACCTTGAGGCCATTTTACACTAGCTGGCCAAGTGATGGTGCGCTTTGTTGCGTGCTGCAAAACCTTTATCCTGTAATCGGCTCCCTCAATGGGATTATTTAGCGTCAATGTCACATCGCCTGTGGTCACTGTCAGATCTAAGATCACCTTGCCACCCAGATCAAAGTCTATGGTTTCAGTAGTGCCAGCAGGCTGCAAAGTCTGCTGCCAAGGGCCTACGTTTTTCTCTAGCTGATCTTTGCCGATTGAATTGTCATTAAGGCTTGAGCCTGTGAGCTTGTTGCCATCGCCGCTGCCAGTGTGCTGGTGATCATTGATCTTTTTCCAGGTGCTGTTTTTCAGCACTGTGCCCCAGTTTGTCGTGGAATTCGTGGGCAGAACTAACTCTAGCCCACCTGTCAGCGTCTCATATGGCATCTTTAAACCTCACTAGCCAAGTAAGCCGTAAGCTTATCAATGATGTCCTGTTTTTCAGGCACAGTATAATAAGCTGTTAAGTCAGTTGCTGTAAGTAAATCCCTTGCAGTCTCGATGTAACCATCAGTCAAAAGAGCTGAGAGCTGCTGAATGCTAGCATCGGACTGATAAGTAGACCACGCAGCTGCATCCCAGCCCTTAGAATCATTGATAATTGCCACCCTGGCTTTGATCTCTATTCCGTAAGCTATTCTTGCGATCTTTTTCTCTAAAAGATCGGATGCAGCAGCGGCAACATCTTTTGCGGCAATATCCGCATCTTTTGCCGCCTGATCTAAGCTAAAAGCGTAGTCAGTAACGGCAGGATCATACTCGTTAGGCGACTTTGTAACAATAAGATAGGGCTCGTCCTCAACAGACCAGCCATCTGGCAAAACACCTACGGATTGTGCCGGAGCAAAACCTTCCGCCCCAACAATTGCATAAGTATCTGGTGCAGTCTCTAATACGTGTAATTGCATTATGCTTTCCTTTCTGCTGTGAGATAAGCCGTCACTCTAGCATTGGCAAAAGTGCCAGCACCTACAAAAGCGACTAAATACACTGTGGCTGGCTCTGTTAATTCTACTAAAACAGATCCTGTAGAAAGCCGTCTAGATGATCCAAAGTTGCTAGCCCCACTGATAACAGTTTGAACTAAACCATCGTCATAAGCTGATGATAGCACCGTAAGCCCTGAAATTGTGTTTAAGTCTGTAGGCGTGCCATTTGAGGCCGACCATCTCACGCCACAGTTATCGTAAGACGGTGATGATCCACTGTTACCAAAATCAATCTGGCTAGGCTTAAGCTCCCAAGTGCCAGGGCTTAAATTTAAGGAATTACCAGTCATTGTGAGCCATGTATTGTCTGCTGCTGGTGTAGCCACACTACTTATAGCGGATTTAATCTCTTTAGTGCCGTAGACTGAAAATGTGTTGAAGTCTGGCAGCTCGGCAAGGCTCATTGTAATTGCACTAATAGTAGCATCTGAGCTATTTTGCCCGATCTCTAATGTGTCACCTTTGTTTAGGTCTAGAATGATAGAGCCCGAGGCATCTAGCCTGCCTGTGTGGGCTACAGTTGCTCTGTCCGCAGCAACTAATACCCATGAACCACCATTTACTCTGTAGGCCACATTAAAATTATCACTCGGGCTGTTCCAAGCGATACTATCAGTTAGCCCAATAAGAGATAAGAGATAGCGGCCTGATCTTGGGATAGTAATATCATCAGCCGTTGCATCAACAATATTCAAATTGTCTACGTTAACAGTGTTGAAAGTGGCTTTGCCAATTGTCACTGCTGACGTGACGTTCATTGAGGCCTGCACTTGAGCTGTTGTTAAGTTAGCCTCAGTAGTGCTCAAGGCCGCTGATGCTGCCCAGCCCTCGATGGGTACTTTGAAAGTTAAGGTAATGATATCAGTATTTGCCCAAGTAAATGGCGTTGTGGCATTGATACCTGTTTTTACTACATCACTGCCAGATGTCTGCAAAGTGTTTAATACGAGCTTATTTGTAGCATTGTAGCCTAATACACCAGTATGAGAAGCTGTACCATTGTCTACCAACTGACAATCACCCAAAACTGTCGTAGAGCCAAATGCTGACAATGCTACATTAGTATCTATCAGCTCCCCATCGGGTATCTCAAAAGTGATACCGCCTGTTATAGCCGTTGTAGAGCCTAAAGTTAATGAGGCGTACCCCATCATAAACTGGCCCTCACGCCAGTAGCTGCCATCCACTGTACCGTTACCAAGAGTAACTCCATCAGGAAAATTGGGCGTGAATGGTTGAGGCTTTTTCACTATCGCGCCAGGCACTGTTACATCGGGACTGACCGATACTGAGTCTAAAAGTATGTTGAAATTACCAGTGCTTGTAGTGGCGTAATGCAAAATTAGCCTGTAATCAGATGCTCCGGCGACGGTCTCAAATGAGCCAATAAACCTTGATACATCGCCAATTGAAGTTAGCACTTCGCCATTATTGTCGTTTTCAACAACGCCTAGCAAAGTGGAATTGGTCACATCATAAATGTAAACAACTATGTCACCATTAACCATGGCGTTGCCGTTTTGATATTCAAAGGAAACTGTCAGCCTTTTTGATCTGTCATAGTCAGCGCGATCAACTGAAAAGTCATAGCTCAGGCCCTGACCTTGAACATTTACAGCGCCACCTTTTGCGAGGTTACCGTAAGCCGAGCCGCGTATTATTTGCCCTGCTGTTCGAGAAAAAGTCACTGTGGGAGAGCCGCCAGTGCCGTCAACAGGCACGGCCACAGCTCCATCATCGTAAACAACCCACCCATCTGTACCAGTCTCAAAGTCTGGATTCAAAATGTAATTTATTCCGCCGGCCCCTGAGCCACTACCATCTAGCTCCCAATTGGTGCTAGATCCGTTATCTAACTTTCGATACCAATCGCCACTATCTGTTTTTATATATTTGGATCCGAGTGGGGCATCTTTTGCCACCGATGTGGGATCATCAGTGCCTGTAAGAATCTTGTGGGCGTCATTGAGATTGAGCGAACTTTTGAGTGCTTTGATCTCCGGGCCTGAAAATATAGTTGCTGGCATTTAAGTAATCTCCCTAGATTAGTACCTTAGCCAAGGTAGTTAATTGCCAAGCTGCCTACCGTGGCAGCACTTGTGGAATCCACTCGGCGCACGCTGATGCGAGTGCCTGAGCTAACTTCTATTTTAATTGGCTGATCATTACCAGGCCCGACTAATGCCACTCGCACTTCGCTGGCAGCCGCCCCGGTCATAAGCTCTAAAAATACGCCTGTGGTATCAAATACCTGCACTTCTTTTATGTCAGAGCCTGTTGATGCAATAAGCTCAAGCGGTGCCGTAGCACTCCCCGGAATATTAGTGCTTGAGGCATCTGTGTAAGTGGTCGCAAAAACAGAGGCTGGATCCACTATCACAGTGATGTTTTCTAAGGCCGCAAGCGTCTCATCAGTCAAATGCACGCGCCTGGTGTTAGCACTTACAGCCCCTGCGCCTTTATCAAGCCCTGTCACCTCAGTTTCAAGGCTTGAAAGTGTGGTTTCTGTTGCTGCACCTGTAGGCAATGCACTAGAGGCTATTGTCACGTTTCCGGTATCACAAGCCGTGACCTTACCATCTAAGGTGGCCAAAGTGGCCTCAGTCGCAGCCCCTGTGGGCAAAGCACTAGAGGCGATAGTCACGTTGCCGGTGTCACAAGCTGTCACCTTGCCATCAAGGCTTGTGGTGTCGCCTGCAATGGTGCCTAAAGTGGCCTCTGTGGCAGCACCTGAGGGCAGTGGCAGGCTTGCTGCACTTACAGGCACTGTCTGGTCAGATGCGATGTTTACAGGCACTGAGGCGGCAGTAACAGCCGCTCCCAACGCAGGCGTCTTACCGTCAATGGATGTTGTATCACCTGCAATGGTGCCAAGCTTTGTATCAGCCGCTGCCAAAGTGGTCTCTGTGGCCACCTTGGTGTCAATTGATGCTAAAGTGGTTTCTGTGGCTACCTTGCCATCAATGGAGCTGAGGCTAGCTTGAGCCGTGGCATCTGCCACTGTGGCCTCACCAGAGCCATTCATTGCCAGCAAATTGGTGCCATCACCTACTCGGATTGAATCGAAATTCGCCCCGACATGGGATGACTGCACATTTAAATCACCGGCTGTGATGTTCACATCACCTGTCACACCTGTGAGCTTTACTGGCAATGGAGCATTGTTGGCTGGTGTTACGGTATCCTCTGTCACCACTTGATTAGAGCCATCAAGCACAAAGGTATTCACTGAGCTAAAGCCACCACCTGATGAAAGTGTTAATGAGACTGGCCGCAAGATAGCAAAAGCATCACCAGCACCAGGGGCCACACTTAAAGTCTGGCCAAGCGTTATGGTGTCTGTAGTGACGGCTGTTACATCATACTCCCCAGTATCTACTAAAGCACCACTTGTAAACCGAATGCGATCACCCACTAGCAAAGAATGAGCTGTGGCGGTAATTGTGCTGGTCGTTGATCCGGCCTCGGCTGCATCAGATCCGGCCACAAATACCGTAGAAACGTCTCTCACATCGAGAGCGTATTTTTGCGGGCCTGTTGGGCTAACAGTAGTGTGCTGAGCCGTTAGGCGATCCTCTTTAAGTGTGCTTGAATATCCCTTTGGAGTTGGCATAGTCTCTCCCCATCCTTTTTGGTGGTTCTACGTAGAACATTTTAAGTATTCACTTTTTCTGCCACGACCACAACTCATTTTGATGCGGCTGATCCTCTAGCTCCACCGACAATAAACAGTGTTGGTCCTGGTCTGCTAACGTCTTAAAGATCCAATCCACAAAAGCTGCCATTGGCTTTACAAAATACTTAGGCTCACCACTTAACAAGGCGCGTCCTAAGCGACCACTGATAGATTCATCTGGATCACCTAAAAGTAACACATTAACTAATTGATCTAAGCTCAAGGCAAGATTGAAAGCGTATTGTTTAAAAGTGCGGCTAGTGGACATCACGCCAATTGACCAAAGGCATAGAGCGGCTAAAAGCCAGACAAAGATCACAGGCACAGTCCAGGCTAGACCTAGTGGAATTAGTAAATATCTCATGTTGCTGGCCCCGCTACCAGGCTCACAGAACAATGAGTGCCAGGCAACTCTAAATCATTTTCTGTGAAAAACTTCATTTGCATGGCATAAGCACTGATCAAAACTATGGTATCAGTGTAATCAAATTGAACTGTATTGATGCCGCCACCTAAAGTGGTCTGGCTACCTGCTGGCGTGTGGTAGTGCTTGTTGCCTAGATCATAGATATCAAAAATTGTGGTGAATATCTTTGAGTCGGAATCCACCCGAGCGCCACCTGCCATGATGTCTAAAAGAAACTTCTTGGCGTTATCGTTATTAAAAGCATCAATTACATCATGGGTAAACTGCACCTCGGCTTTAAACACCTTTAAATCACCAAGACCTAAAGCCACACTGTCTAAAGCCCATGATGAGTCTGTGGGGCTTGACCATGTGGATGAATCGCAAAAGTTATGCGAGATGTAGGTTTTTGAATTACCATCGGGCTTAGTGATGGCCACCTTGTTTAATCCGGCAGGTGTTTTTGTTGTTAAATCAATCTCTTTTGGGAAAGCCCCTTGTAAATGCATTGTGGCATCAGCAAGACTTAAATCATTTGAGCCATCGTTGTAAACTAAATCACCACTGGCAATGGCCGCTATTACATCATTTGACCTAGAATAAAGAGAGTATTTTGCTGCATCAATTATTAGCTCGCCATTTTCTGGTACAGTCTCCCCGGTGTCTGTAATAAAGAAAGCCGCGCCTGTTCGTTTAAGTTTTTTCATGTCGCGCTATCTCCGTTAATATTCAAAACCACTTTAGCGTTTTTAAGTGATATCTCTGTAAATATAGCAATCTCTGCATCAGTTGTAACAGACACATTCAAGTTACCTATTTTATTAAATGCCTGATTGTTTAAAGTAGCAGTATAAATAGTTGTAAAAGTACCTGTACCAGCAGGGAATCTCTCTTGAACTAGTATATTACCAGTTCTAGTGTTTTCATTCCCAATAAAAATGTTTCTTATTGTGGCATTAGTAATTCCCACAGGGACGCCAACAATATTTGATTGCACGCCTTGGTTTGGCAAATAAGAGTTTTGAGAAGTGTTACCACCGTCACCAAATATTTGCGTCTGAGATACCCCAGTGCCACCACCGCCTGCGAAGTTATCGAGCAAAAACTGTAAGTCTACAGTTTGAAGATCTTGGTCAACGGCAGTAATATCAGCGGCTCTTAACTGACGCCAGTCTGTATCTAAAGCACCAAATTTGTAATAAATCACATTGGTGTCTTGTCTAAAATACCAAGTGTTAATCGGAGCGGGGCCACTCGGTGCCCCACTCCCTGTAGTCACATAGAAAAGCACATTGCCATCATCATCCGATATTGCAAACCCATCCTCATCAAACTCATGTGCTTTGTCTATATTGATCGCCATTAGATATTAGTCACCTGCACTCTTCTAGCTCTTACAGTTACGCCAGCAGTAGAAGACGCAGCTCGCAAACGCATATTACCGCCAGAAATATCCACAGAGATAGATAGGTTGAAATTAGCACCTACTTTAAGTTTGGCATAAGTTGTATCATCTACAACAGTGCCATTGTTTAAAGCATAAACCTCAAGTGCCTGCTTGTTAGCAGGTGTAGCTTCTTCGAAAGCCTCCACTAGCCACTTACAAGCTGAAACGGTAGCCACAGGCACCTCATCAACACTTGCGGCAGTAGTGATGCCAGTCACTTCTAAGACTTTAATTTCCTCAAGCAGGTCTTCAATGCGCTGATAAAGAGACTTGGCATCTAAGTTATCAGCAAAAAGATCGCCTGTGAAAGTCCCGAAGTCAGTGGAGTTTTCTGCAACACCTGAAAGAGTGATTAGGTCATCTACGTTTTGATCAATCTCAGCTATTACAAGATCCTGAGCAGCATCATTACCGTCAAGCTTTTCAATAGCCTCTTGAACAGAGTCGCCAGCAGCTACAGTGCCAGCGGCAGCAGCATAAGCACCACTTAACACAATACCTGTCGCCACGGCCCAATCAACGTCAGCAACCTTAACCATAACCGAAGACGTTTTGATTAAGATGGCTTGGTTTTCTTGGCCTGATGGGTCAGGTAAGTTGTAACGCACTGAGAACATGTCATCAGGAGACATGGCAGGAGAGGCTACAGCTAGAGTAATGTTAGGTGAGGAAATGGCCGTCACTTCATAAAGTATCGCAGTACCATCAGCGTCACCTATGACATAATCGCCCACAGTAAAGTTGGCGTCAGTCAAACCATCATCGTTATCAGTCCAAGTTGATGGGTCTGTGTTACCTGCTGCAAGAGTGTCGTTAGTCGCCGCCCGCACATATTCAGGCCGCCAAACACCAATACTTGAGCTTGACTCGTTTAGTTGCCAGTCTGCAGGTGCGCCAGCGTTAGCAATTTTCTGATAAAGCTCACCAGTACCTGAGCGCAGGTAGATAGAGCCAATAGGTGCATCGGATTGCTGGCCCGATGTACCATCAGGCACTGCCGTGCCAGAAATGATATACGCCTGAGCGTCTCCATTTTCTTCAAATACGCCAAAGCCTAATTCAGCGCCAAAAATCTCTCTTGCCATATTTTATCCCCTTATTTTTATTCTTGTTAAAGCCCAAACCAAGTCGAATGCCTCGTTATTATCCATTGTCAGCTCAAACTGCCCCGCATTTAGAGCGCTGCTTACTGCAATGTTAATGGAGTCACCAAACTTGGCATAGACCAGATCTGTAACGTCACCATCGGCTTTGTTGACGCTGATCTTTAGGCTTTTTGTAAGGGTATTGGCTAAATTTGTGATGGTTAAGATGTAATCGGCATGAGTAAATGACGCGGCACTGAAAGTGTCAATTACGCCACTGGATGAGCCTGTGATGGTGCCTGCTTTCTTGCGCCATAGCGGCCTGTAGGCTGCCGTCACAAAGCTCATGTGGCTATTTCCTCAATGTCTACGGTGACGCTCCCAGCGCCTGGCTCTGCCCTTGCGTAAAGCACCAGTGAATCTTGAATCGAGTAGAACCGCTCCCCGCCTGAGATGATGGTCATGGCAGGATCAGTGTAGGCCCCACTGTTGGTGTGGCGCACTCTGATGTCATAATCTGAATTGTTTTGAATGTTGAGCTGCTGTCTGTCTGTCAAAGCTGTTGCTGGCAGCGCTACCCATCCTGCATCTGTCACGGTGACTTGAGAATGAAGTGCTGGACCAGCTAGACCAGAGGATGAAAACGTGCCACTGATGGTGCCCTCTTTAATGGCAACATCCATAGCATATTTGTCACCTGATACGTTAGTGCCGGTGACGTTTTGAGGGCTGTCAGCCCCTGTTTTCTTAGTCGGGTAAAGAGATAGGCCCTTTGACATTGCCTATCCTCTACTTGCCGCGTTTATCGTACCAAAGAAAGCAGCTCACATCAGCAGAGCCACCGGCTACTGTCAAATTGGCCCGCACTCTTGGATAAATAAATGCGCTGATCTCATTAGTTTCAATGCCATCAGCAGCTAAACCAGAAAACGTGACCAGCGTTTCCCAGTTTTCACCATCAGGACTATGCTGGATCGTACCTGCGACAGCAGCGCCTGCGGTATTTTCAAGCTTAAGCATCGCAATAAAGTCAATCTGATGCAGTTCTGTGTTTTTCACTGGGCTGATCGTATTGGCCGCTAGATTTTCGGCTGCAAAAAGCTGAATATTGCCTACGCTTGCCATGATTACTCCATATCGGCAAAGAATAACCGGCCTTTCGACCGGCTACCCATTAAATTTCGTCCACAGAATCCCAGATGATTAACTCTACGTAAACATCTTTATCTGCAGCAGCCGCAGCTAGGTCTGTAATTTTAAGATCACAGCCAGATACAGTTGCACTCTCAATGTAACCAGCAGCATCTGCCTCAGCGCCTACAACTAGGCCCTCAATAGCACGCGCGCCAGGCTCATTTAGAGCAATAGAGAAGTCGCCAGTCCCGTTTTTAGTCAATGTAGCGTGATACTGGCCCAACAATAGGGCAGGCGTAGCCGCATCAACTTTCAAAAGAACACGTCTTTCTCGGCGTTGTGTGCCTTTAATTTCTTTTCCACTTGGCATTGTCTAATCTCCCATTAAAATGGCCGCGCCCCATCCGTGGGGCTTTCGCCCCTATTCCGTGGGTTGCGGCCAATATCATTATACCGCAAGACCTACTAAGCCGCCTAAGAAGCTAGGTACGATGTAGTTTTCATAGTACCCGCCGTAGCGTGCCTCGTAAGAATCTGTGTTGGCGCTCCGCAACAATACAGTGCCATCCTCGCTAAACCAGCCAAAGCCAGGTCGGTGATAGCAGTTCATATAATTGTCATTGATGAAGTACATGCGATCCTCATCACAGAAACGCTCTGGGAATACAGGGATTGCACCAGCAGTAGACATGAACTCGATACCTTTAAAAGAGATTTTTCCTTTAAGCTCAGGCATACGAGGCTCTACGATGTACTGCTTTTGATCCTCAAGCAAGTTCAAGAGCTTTCTGAATTGAGTGAACGAAGTCACAATCATGTTAGGCACCTTGCCAGAACGTCTTTGTACTTCCAGCATTACCTCATTCATCTTGTCAGTAGTAAGACCAGCTCCGCCAACATCCTCACGCGCAGCAGACCATCTGCGAGAGTAGTTCACGCCGTAAAGAGATCCACTAGAGAAGTCTAGAACACCTTTAAGACCTTGAGGGTCATTGTTTTCAGAGCCCTGCATAAAGATGTCATCAGCAGGCGCAGGTACTACAGAGCCAGTGATGCGTTGAACGCGTACAACTTTAGTCGCAGGTACAACTTCGATGATCTCTAAAAGATCAGATGAGCCAGAGCCAATGTTTACATAGTCTTGCTCTTCGAAGTTGGCCTCATTCCAAGAGGCATCACTGATCACTAGGTCATATTGACCACCACCGTTATCAGTAACACCACCGGCGTCAATTGTACCTAGAACACCATCACCAGTACCGAAAAGGATACGAGAGGCGTTTCTCATGTACGACTCTACACCTTTTTGAACTTGCCATTTAGTGGCTCGAACAAATGCACCCTCATCGTTAGCTGATGCTTTCATCGCCTCACGGTCAATCTCGATTCGAGCATAGACGCGTTTTGCGAATAGGTTTGCATCCTCTACTTGAGAGAAGTTGGGAGTAGGCAAGGTGCCTGATCCAACACCACCAGTGAAGCTTGTCGGGACCGGAATGAACATCTGCTTACCAGTAAAGTCATAGCGCTTTACCTGGCGAGCCATAAGGACGTTCGCTGAGTTGTATACGTTTTCGGAAAGTTTACCGTATTTAATCTTAAACAGATTATTTACGTTGCTAATGCTAAATTCTGCCATTTTTCAAAACCTCGTTAATAGTCAATTTGATCAAATGACCAGACATCTGCCTTAGCCGGATTCACCGGGGTTGTGACAGCATCTGATCCGCTAGTTTTCTGCACTTTCTTCGATAAGACTTCGGCAGGATTGGTTTCGCCCCACTTGGTATGAGCAAATTGACGTATATCATCTATTCCTACGCCTGCTTGCATCATCTGAACGACTTGATCAATGTTTTGCTCTAAAAGCACATCGGGGTTGATTGATTCTAGCAGTTGCTCAGCCTCATCCATTTGCCGGTCATAGACTGCGGTTTGGATGATAAGCTCAGGCGTTATCTGCTGATCAATACGGCCATCGGCTTTCAGGGCTAACAATTCCTCAGCCACTCGGTCGAATGTCTCATCATTCACATTATGAGCTTGCTGCAATTGGGTAATCTGGCCGCTTAACTCTCTTTGTTGAGCCTCGGCACGCTGTTGCCCCATTACAGATTCATATTGTGTTTTGTAAGTCTGAGCCTCTTGTTTAGCCTCATAGGCCTCGCGCTCAGCCTCACTCATACCGGCTAGCTTTTGAGCCTCATCCATAAGCTGTTTTTGTAGCGTACCCATGGCTTGCACAGGCTCTACTCCAAGGCTTTGAAAGAAACCTAGCAGGGCCTCTTTAGGTTTACCTGCCTGAGCTAGTTCAAATATATTGTTAATAGTATTGTCGACGGCACGCTGTTGCTCAACAAATTTTTGCCGCTCTGTGTTCAAATGGGCAAAGCGTCTATCAACAGCCTCATGCCCAGACCACTTGTTAAGAGCGTCTTGCAGCGTAACCTCGACATCCTCACCATCTACCTTGTGCTTGAGCTTTAAGTCTGCTGGTAGTTTTACTGGCTTTCCGTCTAGTTCTACTTTGTAAGCCTTTGTAGTTCGCTCTCTAGCACGAACTGATTCTTTATCCTCGGCCTTTTCTTCTTTTGCCTCATCCACGGCTTTTTCATCATCATCTTGCTCTGATGACTGTTCTTTATCGGCTTCGGGTTTTTCTTCTTTTTTCTCTGCCTCAAGATCCTCTTTAGCCTTTTCTTTAGCTACTTCTTTTTCTGCCTCAGCCTTTACATCGGCCTTGGCTTTATTATCTTGAGCAAATTCCAAAGATTCTAATTGATCGAAAGAAACTGTACCCCCCGGCTCGACCGAGGTCTCAGTTTCTGTGTGCTCTGTTGACGTGTCTATCTGCAAGTCATCGCTGCTGTACGCTCCGTTATCGACTGGCGCTGACTCTGCTGCTGACTCAGTTGCTTGTGTCTCCATTGATCTCCCTTTCTTATATTGGCATTGGTGGTGGTGTTGGCTGTGAATTCGCTATTTCTTGTGCATCCTCTAAAAGCGGCGCTTGAGATGGCATTGGCTCTTGTGCTGCTATCGTATTTGCCATCTGACCTATTTGCTCAGCTTTCATGTTCTGTTCAATCGCACCCGGCTCCATCTTAGCATCTAGCACAGGCTCATTGTCTGGCTGTGGTGCTAAGTGATCAGGCGTGTAAAACAAAGGAAACTGAGGCAATGTTTTAAGCTGTTCTAGATAGCCTGGGTTTTTCATAGAGATCTGACTCATCAGCATCTCATGGGCTAAGACGTGATCCTTAATGGTGTCTTGTACCTCTGCCGGTAGGTCTACAAAGCCAGGCTTTTGAATCTCTGTCACATGCACTCGCCAGTGCTGCAAATGGATCTCATACTCTGCGGGCTGAATGACGTGAGAATCCATCATCATCTCATTCTCACGCTCTGCAGCTCTTACTGCAGCTGTGGCCTCATCGTACCACTTATCTGCTTGGCCAAAGTCGATCATATCGGCCACTTGATCCTCGCCCACTAGCGTGGGGAATCGCTCAGCTAGATCTAGAATGGTCTGAATCCGCTGGGCCTTGCTTTCAGGTAGGGCAGAGCTGTTTTGGATACGCACATCAAAGGGCCTTGATAGCGTCTTCATATCAAAAGGCACTCTAGAGTATTCGTCATTTTTGCCAATGACTGCAATGGTGCGCTCATCACTCTCATCATAATACTGAGAACAAACCTTGACCATCTTATCGCCCACTCGCCGGATGAATTCATTGTACTTCGCAATGAAAGAGCTTGCTCGCTCGTTTTCTTGCTCATTTAAGAACTGCAAAGCCACACCAGCTTTTACCCCCGCTGGCGGCTCCCCTCGGCTCACTCCATGCACGCCACTTACTTGCTGCACATCCTCTTTCAGCATGGTGCGGAGATTAAAGATCTCGGGCGCTATGGTAGATGGTGTGCTCAATACCGGAGGCTGAGGCCCCTGATACTGCACAAGGCCTGTGTTGTTGTTTAATTGCTCAAGCTTTACCGATCCCTTAGGGACCATCCACTTTGGGCTAGAGGCTAGCTTGATGTTACGCACAGCCATGGTGGTGAGGTTATTGATCTGGGCAGTGATCTGCCGGGCATTGATGTAAAAGGACCTTGCGTGCATCTCACCAGGAATATCAATGTCAGTAAGCCTCTCAAAAGGCCACTCCCCATGCTCGTAAGGGTATTCCTTATTCTCTAGCACCACATCAGGCGTGAAAACTATCTTGCGGCCTTTGGGCAAATACTTATCAGGCTTGTACCAAAAGGTGATCTTACGAGTAGAGGTGCGCTCCCTCTTTTCAGTGGTGGCGTAGTATTCCTCCACCCGCTCATCAGCATTCACCTTGATCTGGTCAGCTTTCTTAGGATAATCAGCCCGCAATTCTTCTACGTGGCATTCTTCGGTGTGAAAAAAGAACTTCGCATCATCGAACTCATATTTGGTATCGAACATGAGCATCTCAGGCCGGATGATCTTTAAGCACACATCCCCAATCTTAACCGGCTTATCTATGGTGATCTCATTGCCAAGCTCATCTTTTTCAGGATTGCCATTGGCATCTAAAAGCGGCACCTTGTCGCCGTACTGTTCTTTGGCAGCCGTCCACTTAGGGCTCACCGGCCCCTTGTCTGGATCCCACTCAATGAACAAATAGCCCTCGCCAGCCACTCGGCTAAACCGCACCGCACTTCGGCTCTTGGCGTCTAAGTGCTCCAAATAGGAAAGATGATCAAAGAGCCTTTTAGCAAGCTTTGAGGCCTGCTTGTCGTGAAAGTCATCATTGGTGGGCAGAAACTGCACCGATGGCTTAAAGCGGCTTGTGCGGCTCACATGGCTTTCTGTTAAGTCGTACAGATGGTTGATTACAACCTTACGCTGCACCTGCACGCGCTCGTATTCATCATCCCTATCAGCGTTTCTGCGGTGCATCCTGTCATGGCTAACACCTTTGTAGAGCTTGTAGTGGCGGTAGATCTCGTTTTGCCGGTTTCTGTTTTCTTGGCGGAGCTTGCCGATCTCAGTTAGTAGCCACTTGAGGATATTTTTCTCATTATCAGGATCATCAAGCTTAATGGTCCAGATGGGCTTTTGATTGAACTGTGCATCGGCTGTTATATCCAGGCTATCCCAAATAGACATCTACTCTCCCCTAGGGCATTTCTTCGAAGTTAGTCTCATCGTCAAAGAGATCAGACTCATCCTCTAGCTTCTCTCTGGTTTTCTTATCCAAGCTCTCAAACCCACCCTCTTGTTGATCTGGATAAACATATTGAATCTGGTGAGTGCTTTTCTGCATGGCCTTGATCTCTATGTATGACAATAATGCCACAACCATGGCCAATGAACCGATAACAAGGCTAACGAGTGCAAATATCAATGCTAAGTCGATCATTTAATTATCTCAAAGTGAACAAGATCATTGAAAGTTTGATCTTTGAATTGCTTATCCCCATCCCAATCGCCGCCCCATCTTAGCTTAATGTTCATCGCCGCTGCAATACCCTTAACGAATCCAGCAAAGTGGTAGAAACGCTTTGTGTCATCCCAATCAATAGGATAGGGAGCCACATCGACAGCTCTGCTTGGTATTTTATTATGTTTCGAATCCGGCCACTCTACTTTTGAAAGCCCTTGCTCAAAGAGTTGATCTTGATCGGCCTCAGAGCGATGGCCCTCTAAGATGGTGCAGTCGTAGTGCAAGATCACTGTTTTCATCAGCTCTTGCAGATCCTCATGGCATGTGTCGAGCTTTTGTAGGCTCGCTGCTGAAAAGTAAGGCATCAGTCTACCTCGTCAAATAGATCCTCGTCGTTTATCGAATAGCTCCAATCATCCTTTTGAGCCTTAAAGTCTTCATCCATTGTGTACCAAGGTTTCCACTCTTTATTCATTTCCTCTTTGTTTTGAGGCTCAAGCGCTCTGTTCATATCGTAGCCAAGCGCCCCTAAAATGTAACGCAGATTATCAATCTCGTGATCATTCTCTTTAGGGATCTTTCCGTTTTTATCCCTTATATAGTTGAGCATCTCTTTCATTGTGTTTTTAGCGCGATCAGAAAAGATGATCATATCTGCAAGCAGCATGTCTTTAATTAGACCTAAGCCTTGCTCTTTCTTGTTTAGTGCTTTTGTAGTGGGCACCCAGCCATCATCAAACTGGTCAGCCATCTCGGTTTGAAACCAGGCAGCCGCCTCATCATAGCACTGATACCAATCCGCCTTGGCATAGAGCTGATACCTTTTATTGATAATGCGCTTACCGATCACGCTCACTGATGTCTGTCGCTGATCAGTCTCGTAGATCTCATCTAAGATGTAGAGCTTTCTTGTGTAAGGATTGAGCGCTGCAAAGAGCACAGCAAAGCAAGTATGAGTGCCAGGATCTGCTGAGACTATCCATTGCAGCTTGTGCATGTCTTTTTTAAGGTCACGCATCAGCTCATCATGCTTTCTAACGTGGCGCTTTGGATCAAGCATTGGGAATATGCTGTTTTTGCCACCAAACACTTTCTTTACCATATATTCCCGCTCCCAGACGTCCCCCTCTCCCCGGCGGTAAAGCTCAAGCCTTTTGGCATCAAGCACCTCTTTGGCTATGTGGGGATTCTCATAGGATGTGAACTGAAAGAACTTCTTTTTATCATTCTCTTTGAATTCATCCTCTGTGTGATAGAAGTGGTGATCCTCAATCTCTGGTGGCGTACCGATGATTATTAAGGGGCTGTCATGGGCTGCGTAGTTAGGATCCATAGCCTCATGGAATTCCGGGCGAAAGTCTTTGAATTCATCATAGACTGTGAGCCCTCTTGGCTTTACTCCACGGTAAGCATCAATATTGTCTGATCCGTCAAGCTTAATGAAAGAGCCATTGGTAAATCTAAGGCGCATCTCTGTGTTATTAACTCCCCGAGAGCCCTCGTAAAGCCAGGCTCTTGGGCCAAATGTCTGAATACGTCTTGACGCCCAAGTGATCTCTCTTGCTTGCTTTGCGTATGGAGCAAAATAGTAATTTTCAGAGCCGGGATTACTTTGTGCATATCGCCATAAAAGGTAGCAGATCAGCTCAGTCTTGCCAAAGTTTCGGCCACATTTGCCAAAGATCTGCTTTATCTCATCATTAAAGAGCGCTTTGCCGATCTCAACCTGTGCGTCATGGGGCTCCCAATGAGCGTGCAGGCCCTCAATGATCTCAATGTAATTATTTAGATCCATTCTTTTCTTTAAGGGCCTTAGTTCTGGGATTGATCCCCACTGTTGGTAAGTAATCAATGATGTCTAGCACTCTATCTGCCCAATCTTTGACAAGGGGATGAGCCTTACCTCTGTTCACTAGCCTCGAGACTGTGGTGGCCACTAAAATGAGCCCTACGCTGATGTGGCCAAGGGCCTCAACAATTGTCTTTATGTGTTCTAGATATTCCATAGCTCCCCTCACTGTATATGCTTAGGGTCTATCTTATCCTCATAGTCATCAAGCAAGAAACCATGAGACTTGCCCTCAGAATCAAAGATCACTATTTCACCGTCTCTTAGAATCTCTGTGGCTGCATAGGTAAGGTTTCCAAAGTCTAGGGGAAAAGAGAGAGTTTTAGAGTTTTGATGCAGTAGATCTCTGATCAGATCCTTTAAGTAAGTGCGTCCCTCAGTAGACATAAAGATAGTATTCTGTGGCTTTTCCTCGCAGATGATCTCCATCACCTTATCGAGATGCTCTTTATGCTCTTGGCTCATCGCCCAATTCCTGAAAGATGGACCAGATGGTTTTGAGTGTTGCGAGTTCTTTTTCAATTTCCCTCACATCCATGGCTGCATCAGCAACACCGTGCCAATCCTCAGTAGCCATTTTCATCCTCATGTAGTCTACCATCTGATCTTTTTGAATCTCTAGAGAGGTTATTTGAATAGGTATGTCTTTGCTCGTTTTCAAGACGTTTTACCAGCCCTTGTAGCAAGTGAATGGCGTAGCTATACCCAACATCATCCACAATAAAGCCCACAGCGTTAAGTAGATTGTTTTCCGCTATCTGCCACGGTGGCTTTTTCTGAGACCACATCATCACTCTCCCCTACCTCTAAAAACCTATCTTTTTTTAATGCCTCTTGCAGTCTAGCTTTATTCACACTTGCGTCATTATTGACATCATTGGCCTCATCTACAGCCTGCTGGTGAGATTCCTCAGCGTGATGCCGGTGCAGCTCTAGAAAGTATTGAATAAAACGCTCGTTTTTCTCATTCTTGGCCAGATCAAAGGCAATGTCGTGAATCTCTTTGTAAGCCTCTGATCTACCTAGACTGATTGCGTCAAAAACTTCGGGATTCTCTTTCATTCTGCGCTCTAGCGTGCGCTTGCCACAGCCCAATGATCCGGCAATGACAGCAAGCGGCAAACCTTGTTTAGCCATGCGGTAGATGATCTGCACAGTTTCAGCATTGAACTCTACTCTGGGCCTGCCTTGTGGCCTTTTCTCTCTTTTCGTTATGACTTCGGGGAGCAGTGCTTTTTCTTTATCATCCGGCATCTGTGCTTTGTTCTTTTCGCTGCAATGCTCGCTCTAGGTCTACTAAGGTCTGGGCAATTATCTGAAAGTCATCCTCGAATTTAGAGCCAGGCAGGATTACTTCTTTGCCTTGAGTGATATGCACAATGCGTTTTACTTCGGTTAGCGCATGATCATATGAGGATATGATGACTTGAGAATCGTCGCTCATTGCTTTATCCTCTTACTAGTTGCTTTTTTCTTAGGGGCCTTTTTCTTTGAGGTGCCAAGTGTTGGTTCGGGGTCTGGTTGCTGCCAGGCCCCGTTTTTCATTATTTCGATAGTTTTAAAAAGAGTCTCAAGCCCTACATCACCAAGAGAAAGTTCGATGTGCTTTTCGATATCCTCAGCCAGTTTCTTTTCTAGAATCTCCGTTACCTTAGCCTCTGAGAGTTTATGGCCATGGTTCGTTTGAAAGCTGTCAAATAGCTTTTTGATACGTTTTTTCAGCTGAATCTCATTAAAATTATTCATGCCTTAATTGTGGCTTAATCACTTATCTATGTCAAATAAGACATTGCTATGATCGTTCTGAGTTCTTGATGAGAGTTTTTAGTTCATCGAGGGTTTCTTGCGTTCTAAAGATGACATGATTGGTCATCTGAATAGATCCCTCGCGTTTATGGTTTGATGGATTTTCACCATTAGAGATGGTGACGATGAGTTCTATATTTACGAGGGCTTTTTCGTTTTCGGGGAGAGTGACTTCAATGAATCTTTTAAGCGTTGTGCGCATTGGCCATCCCACTTGAACTTGTAGTTGTTGCCTTGTTTTACCAGATTCAATTTTGTGCCACAAGCGTAGGTGATGTCGATATCACCGCTCGAATGCTCTTCTTTGGTCCGGTAGGCTTTGGCGCAAAAGGGGCAGTTATATGCTGCATTAAAGTCATACTTTTTCAGCATTAAGGATCTCTAGTGTTTTGTCTGCAATGATATCTACGGCCTCGATCTCGCAAAACAGATCGCACTCCGGCATTGGTGGCAGCTTGTGGCGGCCTGAATTTGGTGAAAGCTCATCAAGATAGGTGTCTTTAATGCAAGTGCGCCCAATCTTTCTTTCTACCTCTGCCATGCGCTTGAAAGTCTCAGGAAAGTCTTGCCTGATCTTATTCCAGTATCCTTTCCCGCCCTTAACGCATCCTATGCAGTTATTGTTGCTGTAGCCAAGGGCGTACATTGTGGGGAGTTTTATCTCAGCCTTTCCTAGAATTGCCATGCAGGCGGCTTTATCTAGTTTCTTTTCAATAAGCGGGTAGAGTGGCTTAGTGTGCGGGTTTTGCTCTTGAAACCTTACAGCTCGGTTGATCTCTTTTTTTTCGAATTCAAAACCGAAGACCTGGCCATCAAAATCTACTGTTTTCTCATACTTTTGCCGCACTCTTTTCTTAAGTGTTCTAGAACATTCAGCGCCTGAGATAAAGTTTACCACTTTGAGCTTTTCGCATAGGTCTATGTGATCTTTAAATCTAGTGTCTTGCAGGACCTTGACCTTGCATTTAAACCAGCCCTCACAGTCTTTGATAAAACGTGGCATATCTTTATGATGGCCGCCGGTTTCAATAAATATCGGCTGCACATCGCTGTAGAGCTGTTGTGCAATTTTGCACGCGACTGCTGAGGTCACGCCACCTGAAAACCAAGAGATAATCATGGCTTAGTTTTCTTGCTGTAAATCCAATAAAAGCTCTGCACAGTAAGGATCCCCCCAGGATTCTGGCTGTTGGTATTCGTCTAAGATGTCACTCCCCATCAGCAGGGCTATCAGTATCTCTAGCATCCTCGGTCTCTTTCTTTTCCTCAAGGGGCGGCATCTGGGCCTCATCATACTCCCAAGGGGCTACGTAGTCGGCGATAAAGATGCCATCTATGGATTTACCTATCTCTAGCCGTGGCTTGCCGTAGACAAGCTCTGAGGCTCTGTAGCGTCTTGTGTTCATAGGAAAGGGTCCTGGTTAATGTCATCCCATGTTTTAAACGCTGTCACTATGACAATGAATGCGACTGCACTCCAAAAGTAGATCATTGCTTTTTCCTTTGTTGGTGTTGGCTGGGGCGGCAGGGATCGAACCTGCGCTGGGCGCATTAACAGTGCGCTGCCTTACCGCTTGGCTACGCCCCATTTTTTTTTATTTAAATCTAACAAGGCTTGGTAATCCTCAAAACTTATCACCAAAATCATCTCTCCGCTTGTTATCATGCTATCACCTTTAATCAGCAGGGTTTTTGGCTTTTTGCCTGCTAGCTCTAGGCTTGGCACCACCTGATTAAGCGCCTCAGCTTTGTAAATATCACTGAAAGTCCAGTCATGCTTAGGTACTACAAAATTCAAGCCTTGATCTTTATCCACCATATTGCTTTCTCTTTTTCCTTAACTCTTTTAGCTCTGCTATGGATAGCTTTGTGGCTGAGACTTTGGCCCTTGAGCCTAAATATCCCTCTTTAGCCGCATCGCTCCATTTCTTTTTTAGTAAGTTCGACCATGATTCATCCATTTTTAAGGCTCCGGCATCTTGTGCATTTATCTTGTCTGATGCTTTTCATTCTAAAGGGCTTGCCGCACTTCTTGCAAGCTACGGTGGCGCATTCCCGGCATAGCCCCAGGCGATTGATATTGATCTCTTTGCCGCAGCCCTCACAGGGGCCTTTATCTGCTGGCATTCTTACTTCTCACTTTCGCCACGGCCTCTACCAGATCCTTTGCGCCCAGCTTATCTAGCTCTTTCTTAAGCGCCCCATCGGTCATAGTGGGCTCAGGCGGTGGCTGCCATGCTGGTGGCGCTGTACGTCTTACCACCTTTGGCGTGATGTCTTTTTCAGCTTTTACAGGCTCGGGCTTGTCTTGATCTAAGAGAAAATCATCAAGCTCGAATTTATCGCCATGCACACTTTTAGTGATCATCAAGACGCCCACGCGCTCGGTGATCACCCAGTCTTCTTTGAGCTTTAGCTTATCCCAAACGTCTTGAGCCAGTTTCTTAGAGATTTTCTTATCCCCATACTTGGCTTGCAGCTTTTTCATCTCTTTTACAAAATGCTCAAGATTCATTTGATTCCATTTTCTTCACATCGGCTAGGGCTTGTCTTGCGTATTCATCCATCTGCTCAATATAATTTAAGTCGCCAGGTACTATTCCTATATCCCCTCTATCATAAGCTGCTCTTATTAACTCCAACGCCTCTTTGAGCCTGTCTATTATGGCTTGTTGTTTTTCAATCACGTCTAGCATTTCGCTGCTTTGACTAATCCACTCATAGGCCCAGTCTGCGCCTTGCTGAAACGTTTCATGTTTTTCAGTGTCTACACCGCAGAACCCTGGATCACTCACTTGATAGTTGGCCGAAGCCTCATCCCTGGCCTTTTTAAACTC